GGTGTAGCACCTACGAATGGGTTAGATGCCATTCCATATCTGGTTTTAAAACCAATTTTTGGTTGGAATGTATCTTCTCCAACTGCACGTACCATTGTTAATGGAACGTATGGGCAGTAGAATAGACCGGCATCATATGGGTTAGTACCCTTATAACCAACAGTTACATAGTTTGTATTTGCATACGGGTCAATGTAAACTCTTGTTCTACCGTTCATAGTACCAGCAAAAGTATTACCTGTGTCATCAACATTTAATGATGTTGACATTGCAGGTGTGTAGTCTAACATACCAGCTGCATGGAGAGCAGATGCTACATCAGATGAACATACGATAAAGTTTCCTTTACCTCTACGTGTCTCTTTTGCGATTGTATTACATTCTCTTTCGATTTGTAATACTAGTCCTTTGAACTTTTCTACAGACCATCTACCATCAGCATCTGTCTGAACATCGAAGATACCGTTAACGGCAGTGTTAGTTTGTAATGCACCAGTTTTTGCTTGTGCGTTAATAGTTCTGATTACTTCTCTATTGATTTCAGCTAAGATCTCAGTTGACAAGATGTTTGCCAATTCTGTCTCAGCGTCAAGACCGTGAATAGCTTTAAGGTCCTGAGCTAGTTCTAAGCTGTATTCAGCTTTAAGAGCTCTTGACTTAGCAGTCACAGTTGATTTCTCAATAGTGAATCCCATTTCTCTGAAAGATGAGTTTCCGGTTGAACCTAACTTCTCAGCTTCAGCAGTTGTCATTCCCTTACCAGTGATGTTAGTTAATCTAGCATCATCAGCAGTAGAGTCTGAATCTAAGTTAGTTACGTTAAGACCTGAAGCATTATCAGAATCGTGAGTAGATGCACTGTCACCTGAAAACTGAGTTTCAGCTTCATTAAACATTGCTTCTCTATTTCCTGTTGCACCACCGCCATATCTTGACTTCATGGCGAAGATTAATCCTGTTGGACCAGACATTGGCTGCACACCACAGATGTCATATGCCATTAGGTTTGGCATTGCACGTCTTACGAGCGCGATTAATACTGGATTCCAATTGGATACAGATGATGTTGCGTTAGCTGGAGCAGCTTCATTAATCATTCCTTCTTCTCTAAGAGCGATTTCCTGATTTTCTAATACTGCAGCAGTAACAGCTTTCTTATGATGATCGGTAATAGTACCAGCTGACTCTTCATTCAGTACTGGGGCCCATTTCTCAATCAACTTATCGTATGATACTGTCATTTAAGACTCCCTATTTAGTAGCAGTTTTCTTTATTGCTTTAAGATATTGATCCATTGAACCTGTTGACTCTACAATTGGAGCGTCATCATCTTCAACAATCTCATCTTGAGTTTTAGTTGCCTTAGCAAAATATGATTCCTTTAACTGAGCCACTTTCTGTGCGAAAGTATCTTCGTCTTCAAAATCTACATTTTCTGCTAAACCCTTTAGCTTTTCGACTTGAGTTTCAGCTAAATCTTTGGTTGCCTCTCTAATGATAGACTCCCTCTTATATAACTCTAACTCTTCAGCCATTGATACGGACTTTGCAATTGTGTCATTGAGTTGTGTCTCAAGTTCATCAACATTGTCTGCGAGTTCGTCAACCATGTCAACTTTATCCTCTGGCACCTGAATGTGTGACTCAGTAAATAGGTCTTTCAACTTATTCATAAAGTCCTCAGCGATTTCAGTTCTTAAACCATTTTGGATTGCTAACTTGTTGTCTTCCATCCAGCCTTCAACTACGTAGTTAAGGTAGCTGTCTACTTTCTCCACAAGGTCCTTTTTGGTACTTTCAATCTCTTCTGAAAGTTCCTCATTATACTTCTCTTCTAATCTGTCAATCTCTGCATTTACTTTTGTATTGATTGCTGATTCAAAGATAGTTTCTGCTCTCTGCTTGAATTCATCAGACAGTGTAGCTTCTTCACTGACAAGCGCTTTAAGATCGTCTTTAAAGTCAACTTCAATTTGAACTTGATCTTTAACTTCTTCTTCAGCGATTGGTTCGCCGTCGAATGCCTCAGGATTAGTACTTGCCATGTCATACATTTGCATTAAAGATTTCTTATCTTTACCTTGCATATGTCCAACCATAGCAGCAATTATTCCAGCTTTAGTTTTTGGCATTGGATCTTTCTTAGTTTGGTCACCTTTACGCGTTGGAGCGGATCCGGTGGCGTCACCTGCTTTATCAATAGAAGCGACTGATTGAGCTTCAGCATTTTTAGGATCGTGTTTCATTTCAGAGATTTCCTCTTCACTCTCTTGGAGTTCCACGTCCTGATTTTCTTGATTTATATCAGTCATACTTGACTCCTTATTTTGATTTTAATATTGAGAGGAAATTCTTAAACTCACGTACTTGTGTCTCATAGAGATCAGCGCGTGGAGCCTTTTTAATTTCAGTCTCCATTTTTTCAATTGTTTGTGCTTCTATAATACCGTTATTCCAAATCCATTCTACCCCTTCCATTATCCCATTAACGAAAGCGCTAGGAGCGGATGGATCTTGCACGATGTCTACCGCGTTTAGAATATAATCGTCATTGACGACCATTGCGTTATTACGCTGGCTCAAACTTCCCATACCACGAGTCGATACACCGAAAGTAACTCCGCCGTCGAGTAAGCCTTTAACAACTTCTCCCATTGGGGTGTTCAGTATCGATGCTTTGCCCACAATATTATTGCCATCAAACTTGAGTTCATTAATCTTGTGGGAAACTTTATCTAAATTAACGGTCGGACCTTCAGGATGATTCAGTTCTCCAACTGCTCTTCCCTTTGTCACCTGATCTGTATTGTACTTGCCAAGTGCCTTTTCCATTACTGGCATTGGATATATTCGACCGTTTCGATTCTTAGTCTCTGCCTGAGCAAAGATTCCTTGAATACCATAATTCTTTTTACCAGTTTTCTTATCCTCGGTAATTAAGAATTCAATATCGTTTTCAACAAATTCTGATATTAATTTCATGTTAACCTCTTGGATATGCTATTTTTGTAAAATGTGTTGTATTAGCACCAGAGAATAATTCTTCGAATTTTTCTTTGATGATTACTATTGATTGATTTTCATGCATTTGTATTGTACCGCCTGTAGCGACATTAGTAATTAAATCATCTGCAGTTGCACAAACATAAACACACTGTGCATTACCAATAGTAGATTTATTTCCAGATGTATTTGCTACAACCTTAGCGGCTAAAGGTCTTATTTCCATTACTTCATTCCCTTATACTGTTTCATAAATTCAGTTGCAGCCTTTTCGGCTTCACGCTGAGAATTATAGGCATCAAGTCTGTCACCATCAATATATACAACAAACTTATTCTTTTCATTGTGAATTTTTACAGGCACTCGATTTATCTTCTTATCGAAGACTGCTTTGCCAATCGGTTTACGACCAGCTAATTCTCTTAATTGTGAAAAAGTTTTCATCTTAACTATATTTATACTTTTTATGATTTAGACTGAAGCCTCTTCATCTTCGTCTTCATCTTCATCTTCGCCGTCTTCTTCGGCTTCGTCTTCGTCTTCGCCTTCTTCACCTTCAGACTCTTCATTATCTTCCAAGTCTTCTTCTGGTTCTGCTTCTTCTTCCTCTTCGACACCGTTATATACTTGATCTGCCATTCTGACTTTTTCTTGATCAAGAAGATCTGACATCTTAATAGTCATGACCTCACCAAATATCTTATTTGCATGATTATAATCTTGATCTAAAGAAGCTTTAATCAAATCTTGAATTCCATTTGCATTATCTTCTTGCTCTGTATTTTCCACGTTCTCGACATTATCCATTATACTACTCCTTGGTCATCGTCTGGTTCTTGCGCCTGTGCGGCTGCAATTTCTTTTTCCATATTCTCAATAGTCTCATCATCCATTAGAAGAATATTCTTTTGTACCCATCCTTTAGAGAAATATTCTCCAACATACTGTGATACTTGATCTAAACTCTGTATTTTCTCTCTTAAAAGCTCTGCTTCTTTTAATTCAGCAAAGTGATTATCTCTTAAGTAGTCAACTGTCACTTTATTTTTCCATACGTTCCAGTCATCTTCAGTAATTATATTTTTCATGATTAATTGCTTCTTAAGTATATCATAAAATAAATTAGAAAAACGATTTCTTAATCTATCAATAAACTTTTGAAACTTTAACTCATCTCTACTTATCTCTGTTGCTCTACCTAATGAAAACTGTTGTTCTTGTTCTAACCTATTCATTGGCACATTGAGTGATCTATATAATCTCTTTTGAAAATATATGATATCTTCAATCTGTCCTAAGTTTTCTCCACCAGGAAGTGTTGAAATCTCTGTACCTCTGCCACCCTCTCTTCTTGGTAACCAAAAGTCTTCAAGCATTGACATATGCTTACGATCATCACGTATTTCTCCAGTCTTAGCATCATATACTAACTTGTTACGATACTTAGACATAATGTCTTTCATATACTGTTCAGCCTTACCTCTTGGTAAGTTACCTACGTCAATATAGAACATTCTTCTTTCTGGTGCTCTGGCCAGCCTGTAAATAACTAGTGAGTCTTCCATCATTCTTAATTGAGTTATAGGCTTAAGAGCTTTATGTAAGTAAGAAACAATCTTTTTTCGTTGCTCGTCAAGTAAACCAGAAGTGATATAACTTATCGAGTCAAGAGTCATTTTTACGCCAGCATTTTGTGCACCTGGCTTTTCTTGAAATATATAAAACTCATTTACTTTTTCAACAAGCTTAGCACCAGTAAGAGGATCTTTCTTGCTCTTTACTTGCTTTACTTTTCTCATCTTAGCCGCATCAATGTATCTTATCTCTTGAATACCAGCACCTAAGTTATTTTCATCAACTACTAAGTGATGATATAACCTGCCATCTACATACCATCTACGAAATATGTCATGACCGAGTTCTTTAAAGTTTAACATATTAAATATCTTTTCAAACTCTTCGACCATCTGCTTTTTTATAGCAGCACTGACTGGTACATTATCTAAGTTTAATGATACAGAGGGTTTAAGCTCGCTCGCGGTTATAGACTCATTTACTATATCTTCAATTGCCGCATCAGCTTCTGGATGCATTGAACTTCCTCTATACTTAAGTATAAGTTGTGCGTTATCTTTTGAGTCATCACCGTCCATGTTAATATAGTGACCATAATGAGAGCCAGCTGATGTCGCAGTGACATAACCAGCACCATCATCGTCTCGTGGCGGAACAGGAGAGGCAAGTGTTTTATTATCTTTTGCTCTCGTTATTTCAAAACCAAATAATTTAAATGTATTTTCTGCCATTTATAATTCCTTTATAGTTAGGAGGGCCTAAACCCTCCTACTATTTATTACTTAACTTGTGGTGTCAGTCTCATAGTACTGATAAGCAAATGTTACAGTAAATCTTTCGATCTCATCATTTGTAGCATAGCTTAAATCTATAGGTGACATATCTTGTGGATACGAACCTCTAAATGTGTACTTTTTAAGTGAGTCCCCTGATCGATCAAGTTGCTCGACTAACAAATCTGCCTCATACGCAACAGGAGTTGTAAGACCGGTATTTGCTGAGTGAGCATTCATACCATTCATCCATCTCTCCATTGAGTTTCTGATAGCAAAGTCTGTATCGTTTATTATTGTAACAGTCCAGACATCAAACGTTCTATCACCTGCCATTTTTAATTGCCTACCACGAAATGGTACAACAATTTGGCCAAGTGTTGATCCTGGTAACTGAGCTGTCTCACATAAGAAAGATGTCAGTTCTGGATCACCGTTTGCATATCCAGGAAAGTTAATGGTAGCCTTGAAGAGGTTAGGACGTGCCCCACCGCCTCTTAGCTTTGATTTAAAATCATCTACGCCTAATACTGCCATTTTCTACCTCCTAAACTGTGCCAACGACTTCTTCAAAGTCGACACCCGTTCTTACTGCCACAAAGTTTAGTGTGACAAAGTTAATGGACCTAGCCGGCTTAATGAAGATACTTGCGATAAATTCATTTCTGTCGATTACTGCAGGTGTATTATTAGTTGCATCTGCTACGACTCTGAAATCTGTAATACCACGTCTACCTTTTACTTCACGTAATACTGGCTCAACGATATTGACGAACTCGGCTCTTGTAAATTCATCATTGAATTCAAAGAGTACTTGTTCTGCGGCTCTTGCAATTGCTCTTTCAAGAACTAAGAACAATCTACGCACGTTAATTCTATCAAACGCAGAAGGTCTTGCGAGTTTTGTCTTATCACCAAATAGTATTACACCAGCACCTGGAATATTTGCTATTGGATTCACGCCAGCTTTATACAAAGCATCTCTTTGTGCTTTAGTGGGTGAAAACAATAATGATGTTATTCCAAAATACTGACCTCTTCGTGATCCTGCAGGCGAGAACCATGGAGCTCTATTAAGATCAGTTGCTGCCATAATGCCTGCTGTAGATGAAGAGGCAGGTAAGTTGATAAATTGGTCATTAAACTTATCAAACACCTTTAAAAAGTTACCGTCCATAACTAAGTAAGACGATTTCGTAAAAGTATCTGCAGTAGCTACTACGTTTGTTACAATTGTAGATGCACTTGTTTGATTAACTATATCATTTCTTGCAGGTGATGCAACAACGATACAATCTTTTCTAAGCGATGCTGCAGTTGCAACTAGATCGTTAACCACTGTAGTATGATCAGTTCGTGAAATCATAGAAGGTGCTATTAAGAAGTCAATTTCTACTTGATCTTTATCTTCAAAAAGATCAAAGCCTGTTAATACATTTGCAGTTGACAAACTTGCAACGTCAACACCTTTAGCAAAATTGTAATCGATATCGGTATTTGTAGTACCTGTAGTTTTAGTATAGTTATCACCACTATCGATATTAGTACCAGCTCCAGCACCTTTTAAATCTGAATCAAAATCAATTAACCATGCATATTTAGATGTGTCATTAATGACGTCTTTGACAAAGATATTAGATCCTGCAGTTGTCTTTGCATTTTTACCTAAAGACAAGAATGCATATCTTTCTAATAACGTTCCTTGTGTTCCTGTAAATTTTCCCTGCTTGTCTATTATTGCAACGTGAACTTCGTCGTTTGTTGCATTATTTTTTGTAGCAAAATCTGATGTGCCAGGTGCGGCATCAAATTCATTTTTATATGCCCATTGATTAAACGCAGAGTCGTTTGCTGAATGAGGACATATACTTACTTGTAAACTATTTCCTAATGCTCCAGGATATTTTGCAACAAAAGTATGCTTATCAGAATCTAATGCAGATAATTGTGCATCAAAATCTGTTCTATTTTTAACTACTTCTGATGGTAAAGTACCATCACTGTCAGATAATCTCTGACCTGTAGTTGAACGTGCATTTTTTGCAGTGCTGTCAATGATTCTTACTAATTCAAGAGCATTAGAATACCTTAGAAAGTAAGAAGATCTATGAAAAGATATAGATGTAGCGGAGTCTGGAGATGCAAACTTATCTACTAAATCTGCCTCATCACTTACTCTTACTCTTTCTTCAACAGTACCCCATCTTGAATTAATGATAGTTGCGCCTGTAGTTGACTGGACATTAGGCACACCTCCAGTTAAGTCAATCTCTTTGACGACAACCGCTGGTGATTCGGATGGATTTGAGAGTGCCATTTTTATTTCCTTTAATTATGAGTTAACATTATACGAATATTCAATTGTTACCATTATTTATAATATTACAAATCTCTATCATACTCGATAGCCCATGGATGTTCATCAGTAGGTTCAATTCTTTTTATTATATCTGTTCCATCATTAATAAATCCAAATGGAACGATGTCATCTTCAATCTCCTTAAGCTTTTGCTTAAAAATCATGTCTTTTATGTTAATGTCAGTTAAGTTAGAAAAGTATGCAGATGACACAAAATAACCAAATAAAACTAAGTTCATAACTAAGTCATCATGATTTCCTACTGATGCTTGAAATGTCTGCCCTTTTGCCTCAAACGTAGAAATTTCTAATATTGTCTGCTCATCAACTACTTTAAGCTTATTATTTTCTAGTAAGTCTTTAAGAGCACTACAGCCAAGTCTCTTTGACTTACGGTTTAATTCAGTTCCTATAGCATTTGCTTTTACTGCAGACTCAACATGTAAGTTCTCATATTCCAAGTCATAGTATAATCCATTACATACTACCGAACCCTGATCATTCGACTCAACAATACAATAAGCCTGGTTGTAGACATTAGCATACTTATATATAATATTAGGGAAGAGTAATGGCGAGATAGTATTATTGCGATACACAACTACCTGCTCAAAAGGTCTAACGTTAATATCGATTAAAGAAAAAGATGAATAGTCCTGTCCTCTTCCCTTAGATACATCAGCAACTAAGATGTACTCATGATTCTTTATAGGTTCTTTATATACTAAGCAGTCCCCGCCTTCTAAATATTTTAACGGTGCTCTTGCTCTAAAGTCTAATAACGTTTGAGCATTAATTAGAGTATTACCAGTTCCAAAAAAAGTATTACCGAACTCCTGATCAAACTGTATTTGCGACGTGTTATTTATTGTCTCTTCTTTCCACTTCTCATCTCTTCCTGGCACATCATGCCAGTCAACACGAAAGTTTTTATACTCGTTAACTCCTTGTATTGATCCCTCCCATATCTTATGGAATGTATTACCAATGCCGTTTGCGGTAGAAGTTACTATAATCTTTGTGTCTCCTCCAGATGATACAACTGGATATGTTGAAGTATAAAACTCTGCTGCACGCTCAACAAATGCAAACTCATCTAAGTACAATAAGTTAATAGACAACCCACGAATTGATGAGCCGGTCGTGGCAGCAGCAATAATTCTACTGTTATTACTAAAATCAATATTTGATTTATTAAGAGCCTTACATCCTGGTTGTAAAAAGAATGGTATGTTCTCGAGCATGATTGTGATTCTCGCTAACATCTCTCTAGCAGTGGCGCCTTTGTTTGCTAGTACGGCAATTGACTTTTCTGACTGGAATAAAGCAAACCATAAGAGATATCCACACGCTGATATTGATTTTCCGGATTGCCTGCATGCCAGAACCACATTAAATCGATGTGACTCAAATTGCTTAAACATCTTTTGTTGATATGGATATAACTTAAATGAAACTAAACCTTTATCAAGTGATATAATCTTAGCATATCGTTCAACAAAGTACACAGGATCTTTCATACACTTTGCGTATTCAAGTACTTGTTCTTTTGTGAAGTTGGAGGTAATACCGTCTTTTTTAATATTTGGATTACCTAGATAGTTTTCATTCCTGTTTTGGAGTGACATTTACTATATCCGATTCATTCTTAAGTAGCTTTTGCAGCTCAGTCGTAGACCCTACAAAAAGATTATTTGTAGTATTGGCAATCTTTTTGATCTCGTCTTTCTTTTCAATATCTTTCTTCTTTTTATTTAAGTCCATTAGTCTATCATTAACATCAGATATATTCTTAATCATGCCAGATAATACCTCAAATGCACGTGGATGCTCACTTTCTCTAGCAACCTCAATCATAAGCTCAAGGCTCTGCTTACCTTTTTCTACGAGCTCATAGTAAGTATCTCTAGAATACTTATAGTCATTATCAATATTCTTTTCTTCTGGAGGAAAGAACTTATCTATGTCTTTTTTATCACTCATCTAATGTAATAAACTCTCGATTTTTTATATGTTGCTCTTGTATATCATCTTTTGACTGACCTAAGTACATCACTGCATGGTGTTTATCAATCATATAGTTATTTATAGACTGATCAGCATAGTTAGTAGTTCTCCAAAGCTCACCTAATATTCTGCCAAATTTTCCAGTTTTATCTTTATGTGTTTTTAATATTATGCCACCGTCATCATCTAACATTCCAGTTAAAAACTTTTTTGCAGCTAATCCATATTTTTTTTCTTCTAAGTCACGAGTTCTGGATTCAGGAGTATCAATTCCAAAAAGCCTTACTCTTTCCTTATGCATCCACACTCCAAAACCTAAGTCTATATCGACGTCAACTGTGTCACCATCAATTATCTTTACTACTTTACATCTATATTCATACATTTTTTAACTCGCACTATCTAAAATATTGGTTGAAAATCCAAAAGTACTATCGTCTAATCCTATAACATCAGATGGATTAGGTGTAACAATTATTGTTTCTAATCCAACATCTGAATCTTGAAGACCAGCTTTAATATCAAATACTTTTGCTCTAGCATCACGTATAATGCTAGTGTCTGTGATTGGACCATGAAAACTTAGTTTCATTTCAAAATCCATACTGTAAATTATCGTTCTTCGCTGTTCCATAGCTCCTTCAAAGTCATCTGAAAAAGACACTCCTTGTATTATAACTTGAATGTCTTCTTTAAAGCTAGGAAATTCTGTAGCAAAAGGTTTTATAGTCATTGCGTACTGAGGATTAAACGTTGGAAGTATTTGTTCTACAATCTGTAATGCATCATCTTGTGATTTAGCATAAGCGTTTAACTGAAAGTTTATTGAATACGGAACAGGGTTAAAGAATCTTTGTCTCTTAGTGTTTTCTCCAGTGGAAGAATTAGTGGTAAAGTTACCTACCTTAGCTAATTGCCTTTGCGCATCATATGAAATAGAAGTGATCTCAAAAGATAATCTTGGCAACTTAAGCGCAACTTGTGTATCTTCTGTTAAGTCTGGATTTTCTCTTATTCTTTCAAGATATTTTTGCTTTGGCGCATATGATAGTGGAACTTTAAGTTGGCTTATAACAGCACCAGACGAATTTTGTCTTATAACATATATATTATTAAAAAGCCTGCCGAACAGCGCTACCGCCTTTTTAGTTTTAGAATGATAAAAGTGACCACCAAACATTAGTTATTACTCACATCGCCGAATGGATTAGACTCGCTAAAATCAATAAAGTCTGCACCTGTTGAAAAGTCTGCATTTTGTTCATTATTTGAAAGTTGGTTATCTTCAACTACAAGTGTTATAACTCCACCGGCACCAGATTTTAAACCAACGACATGCTTATTAGCAGCAAAGGTGTGATACTTACCATCATCAGCACCTGCATGAATAATATGTAACTTATCATCTGAGTCTGAATACTTAACGACTTCTCCACGCATTAAGGTATCACCGCTTGGGCTTGTTATAGTCTCACCAACCTGAAACGTAGTAGGATTAGGATCGGTAAATTTTATAGTAGGATTTGAATATCCAGTTCCAGGATTAGTTAAAGTGAGTCCATTTACTTTACCATTATTACTATCGATCGTGGCTACGATTGCAGCACCAACACCATTTGAATCAATTACTGTAACTGTTGGAGCATTAGTAAAATAATTATTTCCGCTATCAGTAATGTTAAGACTTTGAAGTGCGCCTGAACTCAACGTAGCACTAGCCTGTGCACTATCTCGGGTATTGTCCAACGTAAGTACGTACTTGTAAGCATATTTACCTTCAAGATCATCGAGCTCATCAATACCGGTGTCCATATTTTCACCGGTGTATTCATATAGTTGACATCTCATCTTAAATACTGGAAGATTACTTAACTGATAAAACGGTTGTTCATGTTCTACATGTGTTATTTGAAAAAAAGATTTACTTAAAGGAAGATAAATTACATCACCTTCAGCAGGTCTTTGAACAGTTATCTCATTATCATACCTTGCAACAGTATCTGCCCATCTTCTCCTTGATACGACAAATGTTGCCTCATCTCTTATCTCTACGCCAAACCTAGTGAATAGATCTCCTTCACCTTCAAATCCTTCGGTATTCTCAATATACATTTCAAGCATGTAAGATGAGTTAAAGCTTGATACAGGATCGTCGCCGAGTATCTTATCTTCATTTACAATATCTCTTGGCAAATAGTATACGTCTTGACCATAGGTCTTCAACGCCTCAATGACTATATCTTCATAGAGGTTCTGCTCTGATCTTACTTTTTGACTGAAATATAAATTTGTTGACATATCATCCTACGAAAAAGTCTGGTGGAAATTCATGTTCTAATCTCAAGTTCTCTCGAAGAGTTGCTATCTCTGCGGTTGCATCATCATATATCTGTCTTCCGTTTAAAATGACTCCTCCTGGTAATTGCATGCCTTCAAACTTAATTAAGTTTTGTCCCCACTGTTGTTTAATTAAAGCAGTAGTATATTCTTTTACAAACATGTCATTAAATATTGAAGTATGATCACTGTCATTAACTTCTGTGTAAACTTCAGCTACTATATAATCACCTTCTTTAATATCACCATCAGCAAAGTCTCCAAAAATATACAATCTATTTTGTCGACGTGAAAACTGTACTTGTGGATGACCGTTTAATTTCATATCCAGCATAGAGAGATACTGCTGCATTTGTTCATAATAGGCTAGGTCACCTGCAAAGTTCATTAAGTCTGCGATGTCATTTAACATCATCTGATATTTTATATCAAAAAAGTTACGCGAATTATTAAATGAGCTTGCTAAAGGAAACATTTTTGAAACAAATAATATGTTACTGGCTAATGTAATATACTCATTAGATACGTCTGTGGCTGTAACTAAGTGTTTAAGATACGTTCTTACGGTAGCATCTGAATGAAACTCGCGATAATACTGTAATGATTCGTCGACACGATCTTCCAGCTGATCTTCGTCTACATTGACTTCAATAACTGGTTCACCTAGTCTTCTCTTACAGTAATCTATCAGTGTTGCTCGTGAACTTGGAACTGCCATTTTTAAATCCTTATTTTATTCTATTTATAAGGACTCGTTCCTAAAACATCCTCATCCCATGCGGCTTTTAACTTATCTATTGTATCAGCATTAGTAATAGCACTCGCTGCTGGAGCATCTCTAAGTTTTTTCTTCTTAGCAACACTAGCGGTCTTAGCACTTGCATCATCTTCTTCTAATGCTTTCATGTATACAACATCTTCAGCGGTGAGTAGTGGTCCTCTTACTTCTCTTATCTTATCTTTAAATATATCTTTTGCTGCATTAATATCTTCAGTGATAGCTACTTTATCATTATCAAACACCCAGGCATTTCTAAAATGCCTGTCTGGTACTGATGCTGGAGCAGCAGCAATTACTCCATCTTTATCTTGAATCATTGTAGTCATTTCTCTCTCCTTATGCTACTAACTCTTGATTAATCTTCCAAGCATTACGCCACGTTCTATGACTTGGTAAGTTTTTCTTTTTACAAATTATTAGTCTCTTACGATTTGACTTATCATAGTCTTTCCATACATGTTCTGGTATATCTTTCATTATTAAATATTCTATTGCTTCTTCTTCTGTCATCTTATCAACTGGTTTTGTATTATGTAGTAGATAACCTCTCGTATGTTTCTTAAAATCTGGTTGTGCCTCGTCTTTCTTCAGTTCCCAATAAGACTCGACTGGTGGTAATATTCCACCTTGCATTGCACATGCTAGCCAGTTTGGATCTGGTATCGTAACTTTTGCAGGTGCATCCGGTTCTTTAGGATCTTCCCAAACAACTCTGTAATCGGATTGTATAGGCTCAAGTTTTTCTTTTGCCCAGTGTAATCGCTCCCATAAATGTATTCCCTGAAATTCAGGTGTTTCAATTGTCATGCTAAATCTCCTGATACTTCTCCAACAACTAGTACATCATCAGTTACTGTAACTCCTGATACGTGTTCTAAAACATAAATTCTGCAACTAACTGTTAAGTTTTGACCAAGTGAATATAATGTAGCAGTATGTCCACTTCCAGAACCAGCAGCTACGGTATGAACGTATCCATTACTTGCCATAGCATTTGTAAATACGCATTTATAGTCACCAGTTCCTCCATCTGTTATAGAAGCATTATTAAAGCTATCTCTTACATAGTCTGATGAAGCTGTTCCATCAAGATTAACAAAATGTTTAGTTAACCCTTGTTGTAAGTTTGTATTATTCGAACCTTCACCACGAACGTTAACAGAACCAGCAGTTGTCTTACCTTGTATGGTATCTATAACTAATGTACTCATGATAAGTCTCCAAATATTGCAAAACTAATTACTCTAGGATCATTAGGTGTAGCGTGTGCATACTGAAGGTCTAGGTCAATAGTTCCTGCTCCTAGTGCATCACCGGGAGTTGAACAGTTCATTAATGTATTGTTACTAGATGCTCCACCTGCACCAGTGGTTGCAGCGTAATTTGCATTACCCATATCATTAGCAATAGTCACTCTATAATTTCCAGTAGCTAGGTCTGTTATACTAGTTATATTAAGGCTGTCGTTAATAGCAGGTGTATTGTCTCCACTCATTCTTAACCAACATTTTGCCAACCCTTGTTGCAAATTAGTAGTGTTGGTATTTTCACCTTGTATCGTAACCTGACCAGTATTTGATATAATCATAGAGGTCGTATCAGAGTCATACTTTAAATTTGTAACCTCAATATTTGTTCCTACTATTGTACTCATGCGAGGTCTCCACTAATTTGTAATCCAAGACCACCATTATCTACAGCAGCTCTATCACTTACTCTGCGAGAATTAAGAGGACAAGCAGTGGTAGAGGTAATAGCATATGTGTTTCTTGAATCTGTAAGTACAGCGTAATCATTGTCACCCTGACAAGCAGTAGTAAAACAAAAATTTATACTACCCATAGCATTTGAAATTCCTATTGTGTAAACTCCAGTACCTCCGTCAGTCATTCCACTTACGTTAAATGAATCTCTTGAAGCTGCTCCACTCGCACCTCCGTCAAAATTAACCCATACTTTAAGTAACCCTTGTTGCATATTAGTTGTGGCAGTACCTTCACCTTGTACAGCTATAGATCCTCCAGTAGTCTGTCCTTTGAAAGTATTCGTCTTGATCTCATACTGACCTGCAACGTTTTTAATTTCATCTACTTTTATTTGACTTGGCATATCTTTATCCTTATGCTACTCTATAACCAAACATTTGTGTAAAACTTTGTTCTCCGTGACCTCTTAAAATATTATCTGTAGCACTACTATTTGTGTAGTTATATATGTAAGCTGTTAGAGTAAGGTAATCAGTAGTTCCGTTAAGATGTGTCAAAATAGGACCTCCAACGTTTGTTTCTTTAGCAGCACCCGCCTTTACACTAAGAACTTCTCTAGGTCTATGACCCCCAGACGAGTTTAAGTACGGTGAATTACCAGTTGAATGACCTCCATCAGAACCATTTTTAAAAACAGCTGTTTCTAAATACACATTATCATCGGCGCTTTTAGGAATCCACTGTATACTGCCATAAATAAAATAAAATCCAGCAACTTTTGGTGTATAACGATAATTCGATGTATTAAAGCAATCATCTTCATCGAATATTTTAGTATTGAGACCAACAGTAGTTCGAACATTAGTTGCAATGTTTTGATCAGCACCTAACTGTACAGCAAATAGATTTTGATTATTTCTAGTTAAATCTACTTTACCAGTACTATTAATCGTCATGGCATTAGTTCCGTTAATGTGTTCTATATTTTCGATTCCTAAAGTACTCATACGACTACTAACCTTCCTCCACTGTTCACTGTCAGTGTTACTCCACTCGCAACGGTAATTGGTCCTGCTATCATCGCGTTCTCTGTAGCCTCGATAG